AACGTCCACAGTTAGCATCATCTCTGGCACTTTGACATGGTTAACAAGACCGATCTCTTTTGCCTCCTCAGGCTCGAGGTACCAGTCGGCGTGCTTCTTGGTGTGGATCTCGTCGAGGAAATAATCCTCATCCTTGCCGATGTTCTGAGCCATGATCTTGAGGATCTTCTCATTGAGACGATCGGTCTCCTTCGCATCTGCCTTGATCTCTTCAACCTTGCCGCGATTGCCGCTCGCGACCTCGTGGATCATGATTGTGGAGTGAGGAGACGCATAACGCATACCAGGCGCGCCACATGTGAGCAGGACTGCACCACAGGACATTGCCTTGCCCTCGACGATGGTTGCGACTGGGATACGTGACGACTTGATCGCGTCGATCATAGTCATGAGTGAGTATACCTCGCCGCCATAGCTATCAATGACAACTGGAATGACGCTCTGGCCAGATGACTGGGCGATCGACATGTGCTGATTGAACTCCTTGGCAGCATCCTCATCAAACTTGTTGACGCGGATGACGATGGGAGGAGCGCGAAGTTCGCACTCCTTAACGAGGGGGGATACGCGTGTGATGATGTTCATGTAGTTATCTTAACTCCTGTGTTGTTTGTTTACAAGAAAGGCTGCCCGAAAGCAGCCTTTCAATGCGCTCTTCTTAGATCAAGAGCACTTAGAGGCACCGCAGCTGCTACATGTTAGGCAACCTTCCATGTAGAAGACCTGGTCGCTACCGCACTCCTTGCACTTCTTCTCTGACGTGGACTTTGTACCATCTGGGATGTAACCCTTAAGGACGCGGGCGACGCACCGAGAGAAGGCGAACATGTCTGACTCCTTGTCCTTCTGGAGCTGATCCACCACGAAGTTGACCGGAATGCCGTGTCGAAGTGCCAGAGAGATCGTCCTTGTGAATGCACCTTGCGTCGGATTGGCGAATAGGTTTACAACATCCTTGAAGAGGATCTCATCGTCATTTCCAACGGGAACGCGGAGGTTGTATGTGGCGACGCCGTCCTTCTTGCCGTTCCTGATGAGAACACCACTCTTGGTCTTCTTGGGGACCTCGATGTGATCTGCAAGACCGCTGAAGACTTCATACGGGACACCGTCATTGAGACCGACAAGGACCATCCAAGATTGTGACTTACCACTCTCATCCTTGATGTTGACGCGGTGAATGTCGCAGGGGAGCTCCTTGGGACGCTTTGGGTGGAAGTCTGCTGCTGTCTTGGGTGCCTCTTTCTTCTCCTCTGTGGAGATGAGGACACCAGTGCGGCAGCCATCACGATAGACCGTAAAGCCCTTGCAACCCTCCTTCCATGCACGCATGTAGACGTCGTTGACTGTCTCACGAGTTGCAGAGTTTGGAAGGTTGCAGGTCTTGCTGATGCTGTGGTCGATCCATCGCTGTGCTGCTGCCTGGATGTCGACCGACTTCACCCAGTCAATGTCATTTGCCGTGCCGCCCCAGTATGGGCTCTCCTGTGGGTCAGTCTTGCCAGTGACGTCCATCCACTTCTTGAACCAGTGGTGGTAGACAGTGTACTCCTGCCACTTGTCACCTAGCTGGTCGACGAAGTCGGGCACGGTCTTCGTGTCGCCCTGCGTGATCTTGCGACGGCGCTTGTAGGAGAGGAGGAAGGCGGGCTCAATGCCGCTAGTTGTCTGTGTGAGACAGGAGATGGAACCGACAGGAGCAGTCGTAGTGAGCGCAATGTTGCGTCGGCCAGTTGTCTCCCACATGTCGTGGTATTCACCGTTGCATGTGTTGATCACCTTCTGCAGGTAGTCGTGGTTCTTCTCCTTCTGGTAGTCCCAAACCGGGAATGCACCGCGCTCCTTTGCCATGATGAGAGAGGAACGATGTGCACCGACGGCGAGTGCCTTGTAGATCTCCTCGGTCACTTCGATCGAGCACTTGCTACCGTACTGGATGTTCAGAGCAGCAAGAGTATCGCCAAGTCCTGTTACACCGAGACCAGTTCTACGACCGTTGAGACCTGCCGCGCGGATCTTGTTCCAAAGATCACGCTCCACACACTTGACGTGCTCAGGTTGTGGGTCTCTCTCGATCTTCTCGAGGATCCGATCGACGCACTCAACCTCGAGATCCACCAGGTCGTCCATGAGGCGCTGTGCCTTCATGACAATCGTGTTAAATCGACCAAAGTCGAAGGTGGGGTTCGAGCCGAACGGGTCATTGACGAATGAAGTCAGATTAACTACCATCAAGCGACAGGAGTCATATGGGCTGAGCGGGATCTCGCCGCAAGGATTGGTGGAGATCGTCTTGTAACCGACATCTCGGTAGCAATCCACGATGCCCTGGTTCACTACTGTGTCCCAGAAGAGAGCACCGGGCTCAGCAGATGCCCATGCTGCGTCGATGAACTTATCCCAGACCTGCTTTGCATTGATCGTCTTGGTGATCTGTGCTGCCTCGACGGGAACCTCAACGGGCCAACGAAGTGTAAAGTCAGAACCGCGCTCGACGGCCTGCATGAACTCGTCGGTGAAGCGGATGGAGATGTTGGCACCAGTGACCTTCTTCAGGTCTCGCTTGATGTCGATGAAGGTCTCAATCTCTGGGTGTCGACAGTCGATGGTGAGCATGAGAGCCCCACGTCGACCACCCTGCGCGACCTCACGGCAGGAGTTCGAGAACCGCTCCATGAAGACGCCGATTCCGTCTGTTGTGCGAGCCGCGTTGGAGGTCGGCTGACCCTTGGGCCGGATAGTGGAGATGTCAAAGCCCACGCCGCCTCGGCGCTTCATAATCTGAACCTGCTCCTGGTCTGTGAAGAGGATGCCGGCGTAGCTGTCGTGGGGCTGGTCGACAACGAAGCAATTCGACAGGCTCTGGTGCTGGTAGTGGTTTCCAATACCTGATAGCGGTGAACCCTGTGGGACGACCTGTTTGAAGCCGTCAAGAAGATCGAAGATCTCCTCCTCAGACATTGGGTTGGGATACTTCGCCTCGATGCGAGCAAACTCCTTAGCGAGACGACGGAATGTCTCGGTAGGAAGCAGCTCAATCCTATTGCCCGCATTATCACGTAAGGCGTACTTGTTGAAGACGTCAGCAGCGAGATCGTCGCCCCTGAAGTATTCCGCAACACTCTGATTTAAAGACATTCCTGACTCCTTTCATTACAATACATGTCGATCACTTACCGTTAATCTCTTCCCACTTCTCTTTGAGAAGCTTCTTCATACTAGAGCCGTCAGCTTTGACAACATCGTCAACAGACATCTCATTTGTGTCCATCAGCTCGAACTTAGACATTGACGTGTCGATCCGCATTGGATAGAGCATTCCATCTCGACCAGCGCGATTCTTGGCAACGAAGATGCGTCCAGCCCCTGTTGCCTTTTCGTTAGGCTTTCGAGAGATTGAGAGCACAACGTCAGCAACCATCGCCTTTCCATATGCTTCCGACATATTCTCAAGACCTACAACTTCTGAGTTAGACGCTTCACGATTTGCCTGAGATGCTGTCCAGATTGGAACATTGAGATCCATGGACAGATTACGAAGCTCCTCATAGACGAGCTTTAATTCGTGTCGAAGCGAATCGAATTTACGTGATGACTTCATGATGTCTGCGTAGTCGATGATGATCACACTGGGAACGAACGACTTCAGAAGAAGCTTCTCAATGTGATTTCTGAGTGTCTGAACAGACGGTGTGCCTGTTGGATACTCTTTGATAATTAGACGACCAAGCGAGTTGTTCTTGTAGAATTCGATGACTTCTTCTTTTCTGTCTATGACATCACTGCTTGGAATGCCGCAGAGATTAGAGTCATAACGTAGACCAACAGCAGTCTCAGATAGCTCAAAGGTATAGTGAACGACATTCTTACCGACACGCAAAGCCTCCGCGCCCATTTGAACAAGGAAGTGTGACTTACCCACACCTGTCGGTGCGATGACTACACCCAGCTCGCCACGACCCAGCCCGCCATTAAGGACATCCTGTGCATCAATCTGCGGCAGTCCAGTTGGGCATGTGAGACGACGCGTCCTGATGAACCGTGCCTCAGTGTCTTCGAAGAAGTCATGACCAATTGCAGCTGGTGTGCCTGCAGACAGAGCATTCTTCATCAGGTCCATGACGGAGTCGAGATTGTCTGTCGCAATCATCTCGACAGCCTTCTCCAGCGCCTCCTTCATCGCCTGCTTCTTGCAGAAGTCAAGTGTCTTATCCTTAACGTACTGCACATCACCCATGTCTGGGTTGACGCGGATGCGCTGGAGGAACTCAACGATCTGGTCGCGGAGGACAATGTCCTTACCTTCCTTCAGGTCGTCACGAATAATTGTGACAAGAAGGCTTAGAGTTGGAAAGTCCTTGTACTTCTGGTAGTAGCCAAAGTACCGCTGTGTGAGGAACTGCAGGTACTTCAGCTCAAAGAAGGTGGGCGACATGATCTCAATCATTTGAGTCGCCCAAGATCGGTCAGTCAGCAGTCCTTGGAAAATCTTCTCCTGGAACTGCTTACCGTACTGTTTAAAGTGCGGATCGTGCATTTTATCCTGTCTGGATGTGTGAGAGGGCTAGGAAGAATTGGTCGACGTTGAACGTCTGGATGCCTTCGTGAATGAGGGCCCTTATGAACTCTATCTTATTGCGTGTGGGCTTAAAAGTATCACAGATCCCGTTGATCCTATCGATCTGGTAAGCAGCCAAGTTCGCTGTGTCTAAGTGGACAAGCGAGAAGTTCCGATTGATGAGGATCTCATTCTCTGCAATGTGCTGGTAGGCTTGCACCTTGGATCCACACTCAACTTTTGCTCTCGCTTCCTGCAGAATATCCTGCACTGTGACTTCATTCGTCTGAGATAGGCTTGGAAAACGCTTAGCCAGTGTCTTGAACCCTACACCGTCGACACCTGGTATGTTGTCTGAGTCGTCACCGCAGATCGCTTTGGCAACTGAGAAGTTGACAGGATGGACGCCGAACCTCTCGAGAACATCCTGCTCCTGCACCAGCTTCTTCCAGGTGGGTGAGTAGATGATCGATCCCTCAGAGATCAACTGGTAGTAATCTTTGTCAGCTGACAATATGATCTTCAGCGCATCCTTGCAGTGGTATCGTGACATGTAACCGATGACATCATCTGCCTCACAGTCAGGTACATAGATCTGACATATTGGCGTTAATTTCAACAATCTTACCAGTGTCTTGATCTGGTTGTCTCGATCTGACACTGTATTCGGGATATCATTCTCGTAGAACCTGTTCAGCCGTTCAGGTCGGCGATGACTTTTGTAATCCTTGTATATCGCTCTTCGACGAGGTGATCCACCACCCTCCCAGACAACGTAGATGGGATTAGGCTTAAAGCGCTCCACGATCCGTTTTAGATCGAGGAGAAAGCCCACAATCCCACCTACGTGCTGGCCGTCCTTACCCATTGCTGGATGAGCGACGAAGTGTCTCAAGTACAACCCCATCGCATCCACGAGTAGGACAGTCTGTGATCGGCTCAGATCACTCATTGTCCTCAGCTGCCGCGTCAGTCAAGTCTGAGTCGTTGCGTGTCCGCACCATCACCGCCTCGATCAGATCATCGAGGAAAGTCTTGTACTCTGGGTGACTGAGTAGTTCGCCAAACTCTGCCTTGTGGAACTTCTTCTCGATGACTGTGACGCCTCTCTCGACATCGGTAACCGTGAAGACCTTCCAGGCACCATCACCAGACACGCAGATGATATGCTTACCGACTTGACGTTCACCAGCATCACGGAGCTCATCAAAGATCTCCTCGTGCTCAATGATACCCTTACCGAAGTGGATCTGGAAGTTTGCCGTCCTGAAGGGTGGTGACACCTTATTCTTCACTGTCTTGGCTGAAACGTGGATACCGACAACGTCACCATTCTTGTTCTGGATCTGCTGCCCCGCGCCCAGCTTGAGACGAACTGATGCGTGGAATGGAATTGCCATGCCGCCAGGGACGGTTGTAGGATCGCCATGCATGACGCCGATCTTTGTGCGCGTCTGATTGAGACAGACCATCAGCACACTCTGGTCGCCGATGACGCCTGTGATCTTACGCATGCCCTTTGAGATCGCTCGAGCCTGCAGACCGATGCTGTCCTTGTCGTAGTCACCCAACAGCTCTGCCTTCGGTGATGACGCTGCAACACTGTCCCAGATGATGGTGATCGGGACATCTTTCTGCATCGCCTTCGCCTTCAAGATCGTCTTCTCGGCGACGTCAAACACCTCTTCAGTACAGTGTGTATCAACGTAGACGAATCGACGTGTGACATCAACACCCAGCGCCTGGAGGTTCTCGACAGATGTTGCATTCTCCGTGTCAATGTAGACGCAGATGCCACCCATCTGTTGGGTTGAGCGAGCGATCTGAGTTGCAATGTGGCTCTTACCGATCGACGGCGGACCGAAGATCTCAACGATTCGACCCTCAGGGAGGCCACCGCTACGTCGGTTTGCAACAATGTAGTCGAGCAGCGTTGATCCTGTCGAGACCCACCGCTTGACATGTGTGGGCGACTCATCCTCCGCCAGGTTGTAAGCGATGCGTGAGCCGTTCTCTTTATTGAGTGATGTGATCAGCTCAGCAGTAAAATCACCGCTTGCGCTGTCATCACTCCTGCGTTCTTTTGCTTGTCTTGCCATTTTTGTCCTCTACAAATACTATAACAGGACGTGAGCCAGATTACAACTCACGTCCTGCTCAGATGACCTAGTTAGGTCAGTTGCCCATTAGATCTTCGAAGGCGTCGTCGATCGAGGAGTAGTTACCACCTGTCTTCTTGGTCGACGAAGTTGTAGTGTTCTGGACAGCAGATGTCTTCTGCGTTGTTGCAGGAGTGTCATCGTCGTCAGAAGCAGCTGGACCACCACGTGGAGTGCCGTCGCCGTCCTGCATGCCGCCGTTGATCCAGTCGTTGACGATCTTCGTGAGCTCGTCGCTGGACTTGAGCTCGAACATCGAGCCCACATCGGGGATGTTGCTGAGCCACTGCTTGGCAGTTGCTGCGTTGGTGGTGAGATTTGAAGACTTACCGCGTGGCATGACCTCAGTCTCAGAGTACTTCTTGCCGGGTGGCTTGAAGCACTTCACCTTTACGTCGCGACCGGTCTCTGGATCAGTGATGTCGCCGTAATCCTCGTCAAGCATGATGCCGAGGAGCGACTGGTAGACCTGCTTGCCGAACGCCCAGATCTGCACACCCTTCTCCTCCTCGCCGCGGACGACGACGGGAGCGTAGCAGCGCATCTTAGGGTAGAGCTTCTTGGCGAGCTCGTAGCTCTCCTTGGTGCCCTCATCACGAAGCTTGTTGATCAGATCCTGGATGGGGTCTGCCTTGCCAAACTGGTAGGGAGCGAGAAGGCCTGGGTTGTTGCCGATGTTGTAGTAGAACCAGAGCTCCTTGAAGGGCTGGCCCTCGTTGTTTGGGAAAGAGAGGAGGCGAACCGTGTACTCCTCGCCCTCCTTGGGCTTCCAGGAGGCGTTGCTCTTCTTGTTGTTGCCAGACAGATTGTCAAGACGCTTACGCAGTGCGTCGAAGTTGATACCCATGTTGTGATGTCCTAACGTTTAATGGTTAATGCTTAACTTCTAAAAGAAAGAGAGTTCTTTTTCGTAGAAGGGAAGCGAAGGTATCGTACGAACCCGCGCTTCATTTTATAATTATGGCCTGCCTTTTGCTGTTTTCAGTGGGTCCTGCAAATATTTTGCGCCGTAGGGCTTCGCCATCCTGTCGTAGAACTTGCGGCGGCTCTGTGCAGGCCCACCTGGGCCGTGGAGTGGCTCGACGTATCCTGCGATCGCGCCGACCCCTGAGATCTCTTCCAGGTCTGCCTCGAGCTCCTCGTGCTTCTCGAGGTCGATGTCATCCGTGATCATCTCGCTGAGCGGACGCTGGAAGTACTGCTTCTTTTTCAACTTAAACCACCGTGGACGCCTCCGTGGTCCTGCCAGCTTGCTGGTGTTGATGCTGTCGATGTTG